ATGATTTGAACAAATCCGTCACGAAGGCGACGAACACGAACAGTTGTTGCTGGAATATGACCAACATATCCAATCTCTCCTGCTGTTGTTCTTCCTACTTCAATAAATCCATTTCCAGTAGCCTGAAGATCTGTATAAACCTTTTCCATTGTTTTTGTAAAACTATCATCATCATTAAGATTTTCTAACCAGTCTTTTAGTTCAATTTTCATTCTTTCAATACGACGACGTGCACGATCAACGGCTGCTTGGTCATCGTTATTTTCAAAACGTAGCATGGTTCTATCTGTTACATCAAAACGGTATCCAAGACCAACAACGTTTTCTACCTTAGCATCAATTGCAGCATGATTAGCAAAAGATGTATCATAGAAGTTAGCCAACTCATACATATTATATGGTGGTGTAATTACATCAAATAAACCATAACCATTACGATACACAGTGCCAGGATTAATCTGTTTTGATCCAGAATCAACTCCTGAAGGCGTTACGTTTGCAGCATTTAAATATGCTTCGTTACCTTCTGGATTAACGTACTTTGACATATTGCGTGTTGTTCTACGACGGAAGTTTTGATCAAGACCAGCATAATCTTTTAAACCTTCCCAAGACTTATTAAATGGATCTTGAGACTTAAAAATATTTTCATCACGCTCTTGCGTGTTTAATCCTGCACGTACGTATTCTTGATCAGCCATTTTCGTATGAATCTCTTCCATGTTTATCTAATGTTTGTTGTGCTGCATGCCAAGCACCCAAATCGTTCATTGAAGGAATAAGTCCCGCATTAAGTCTTTCTTTTTGTTCTGAATACTCTTCTTCACTAATTCTGTGAAGTCCTGGAACAAATACTGCCTTACCCTCACCATCATCTCCATGGGATATAGCAGCACTTCTTAATTCAGAAATCTTTGAAAGATCCCCTCTGTCTGCAGGTATATTTAAAATTGAACCTTCGTCATCTGTAAACCACTTACCATTTGACTTTTTATATACATATAGTCCCCAGTCATAGTGCTTTTCAATTACTTTACGTCGCACATTCTTTACATAGGGTTTACCAGTTTTTGGATTAATTAAGGATTCCATAGCCATAAGTATAGCAGATTATACTGGTGTTGAGATACTTGTTGACCACTCTGTTTCTGTATATACCTTTATTAATTCTGGTACATACGATATTCCCTCGGAATCATCAATAATAATCTTATTAGTTCCCGTATAAGTCTTATATATATCTGAAGGATTAACAAAATAAAAGTCTGTCTGTCCTAAATTAAGCACACTATCCCATATATAACTATTTAACCAGAATTGCCACTGGAATGTCGTAACTGTGTCTGTTAAAACCTTAAGCCATGGTCGCTGTGCACTGCTCTGAACTTCGCTAATGCTATTTGCTTGATAGTATGCAATATTATTAAATACTGCTGGACCTGTAAGATTAATATTTCCAAGGTATGAGTCAAATAATAAGGATACCGCAAAAGATATGCCAATAACTGACCACTCTTTAATATTTGCAATTGGTTCTCTAACTATTGAACCATTTAAATAAAAGGCTATACCTTCATATGGGGTGCCAGATGCATTTAATGCAAAGATTCTTCCTCTATTTCCAGAATCGCTGTTGGCTACTATGTAAACCTTGACAGTTCCCTGTTTATGATTTATTTCAAATAGTTCAACTGGATCTGCTGGGAAAAAGTCTTTATCATATCTAAACCATAGTTGGGCTGCACTGATCTTATAGTTTGAAGCAAGTTGGCTATTTATAGGGAAGGAGATACCACGATTAATTAGATTGTTTTGCTCTCCTCTTATTTCTATACCTGAATTTTTTGTTAGATATAGGTATGGCGTACTTTCTTTATAAATGCTAAATGGATTTTTAGTTTTATAATCATAATAGATTCCGCTCTTCTTGTATGGAAATAGATCTACTCCAAATCTTGTTCCAACTGGATTTGATGAGTTACTATTTAAAACCTGCGAGGCAAACTGAAGTTTATTTAGTAGGATTGGCTTTGTTAAAATTCCACGACTTTTAATCTCTAAATTATATACAATTGCCAATGAGTTAAAGTCAATGTTTTGTTTTGGATATATAATTGTATTGTTTAGAATTTCAAACTTTGTGGTTTCCCAGTCAGTATGATAATTAAGATCAATAAGGTTATACTGGTTTGGTTTTATTACATCAGCATATTCTTCAACAGAGTTTGCCCCATCTATTACATATTGAAATGTTGCATAACTCTTAATTTCTGAGTTGGTTGTATCATAAAAATAATCTCCATTAGAATCTTCTGTAAGTTCTGTTGGTGATGGGTATCCAATATTAAACTGTAAAAAATCTAAATCATAATGCTTGTTGCCAGATTCATCAGTTACATATTTTGCAAAATAAGATAGTGGAAGATAGTCCTGCCAGTATGAGGCAACACCAATATCTAAAAAGTATTTGTTATAAGACTCTGTTGGTAAAAGTGTATAACTAGCAGTATGGTCAAGGAGTTCCTGGCCAAATGAGGATATTGCAATTCCATTGTCTGCAAAATGATTTGTAATGTATGAAGCATTTATTGCCGTTGAAAGTCCAACTGAATAAATTCTTCCACTAAATACATTGCTTGTTCCATCTCCGCCAACATATAGGTTTAGTCCGTTTTGATTTCCAAAAAATGCAGCAAGGTTTCCACCATATGTATTTACCAGTGAATTGATTTGAAAGCCAGCAGCAAACAATGCAGCGTCTGGTATTCCACCTTCTTCAACATATATTTCTTCTTCTACTCCATTATAAAATAATGTATAGACTATATCTGCATCTAATGTCTTTACTTCAAAATAGTTGCCACTTAATGAGTTAACTACTTTAAATAATATTGTATTGTCTTCTGTATTATTTATTATTGAAAATACACCATAAACTGTGTGCATTTGATCAGCAAGAATATTTAGTCTTGAAAAATTAATATATGAATTTATTGAGTTCCATCCAGAATTTGGTCTTAGGCGTATAAACTTATTGTCTAGGAATGGACCTGAATCAATAGTTTGTAAATCTTGATTATCTGAGTATAGTTCTTCTAGCGTTTTACTTCCTGTAAATATTTCTGGTAAAGAATATTCAGGAGTTCTTAATGTAGTAGCAGTAGTTAGCAGGTTATCAAATGTGCCCTGCTGCCATTGTGCAAAATCTGGGTAGTTATAATTTACAGCATAATTTGAAAATGGATAATCAATAAAAGCAGTAGTTCCACCATAGGCTGAGTTAATTCCTTCTGGAGATATAACTCCTTGTCCATATACCCACCTGCGTTTTGCTAATGTAACTGGAACCTGATATGAATAAATAGCAACACAGTCAACTTCAAATGGTGATATATCTGCAGATGAATAAAATCCTACCCAGTCTTGATTATTACCGACATCTCCAGATTCTTCAGATAGTTCTGTTGGAAGCACAAGACTTGATGTATCAATAGTTAAAGACAAAACTTCTTCGCCATTTATTAAAAGTGATGCTGAGTTTCTAATTAAACGAATATGAATAAGCATTGGTCTGTACCACTCACCAACGAAGTGGGATGCAAACTGATCTCCAATAACTAGTGTTATAAATCCACCCTCAACATACAAACCATCTTCAGAAGCAATTGGCCCAAATATTCTAAATGGTGCTGATGTATCGGCATTTATTCTTGCCCAAAATTCTACAGTGTAATCGTTGTGCTGTCCTTTTTGATTTAAAAATCCTTTTCCAGGAAGAATAAGTGATGCATCACTATATGGCTTTAAAACTGTAACTCCAGATGCACCGTATACAAGCGGTATACCAGAGTTAACAGCATAAAGTTTTGATTCTGCAATATAGTAAGCGCTATCTTCAGCAATACCATATGCCTGCGCCTCAACAGCATCTAGCCCACCATACTGGCTAACTTCTGCTGGAACTGTTGTTGTATTTAGTCCAAGTGAGTTTACTTGAAATTCTTCTGACCATTGACCAAGAGATAGTCCATTAAAATAAAATTGATTTTCTGATGTATTTGATGCACCTTCAATAATTCCGACAACTAATACTATTCTTAAGTTAGCATTTACGTTTGGTTTTTCAAATGTTTCAGATATATATGACCATCTTTCATTAAAAATTGTAGAAAATGTTTTTAAATTTTGAACAACTGTCATTGTGCTTGGATCCGTATATTCATATCCAATTGAAACATTTCTTAAATAAATACTATTTGAGTAAAAGTATGTACCTATAGAAAATGTTTCTAAATCATTGTTAAGTGTATTTATATTGATAATTGTTGGACTAATTGCAGTAATATCCATTGTTGGATTAACTGATAAGTTTCCTGTTAATATGGTTGTTACACTGTCAGAAAATGGTTCTCCACTAATGGATGATCCAGATGAAGTTGTACCGTTGGTTATAGTCCATCCACTGTTTATGTTCCGTTGATTTTCTGTAATCAAAGAGATGTAGTCAAGTTGATCGTCTAATGCCCAGAGAACTAGTGGGTGCTCAGAATAAATCTTCTCTGCATATAAATTTGATGGATTAGACATTTTTCTCCTATTCCACTATTATAGCAGGGTAGAGGTTAATTTATA